GCAGGAATTTCTTTCCCATCTAAAGTATTAAGCATACAAGCCATTAATTTTTTATCGGCTATTGCTTTAAAAGCCTTTAATAACATACTAGCAGTTTCAGGTGTTCTGTGTTCTTTGTTAATCCAAAAACCCATTTCTGTAAGATATTTAGTATCACTAAACCACCATTCAACTATTGCACCACAAACACTACCAACTATTTCTTTGTCGTGTATTAAAACAATAACAGTTCCGTCATTAATCATTTTTAAACCATACTTACTAGCTTTCATTAAATTTAATGCAGGAAAAACCATATCAGCTTCTTCTGTCATTTGTTTAACAAACTTCTGTAAATCAACAATGTTATCTTTAGTAGCTAATGCAACTTTATAATTACTGTTCGTCAATCTTTTTACCCCATTCAATATCTACCATCATAGCATTAGAAAATTCAAAAAACTTATCACCACTAAATATTTGTTGTTGTGAATTGTTATTAGTTCTTCTGCCTCGTTTCATTTCAAAGTTAGCCCAATGATTAGCAACATTTACTGAAATTTTACTTGTTGTCATAGTTTCATTAATTCCATAACCTGATATGTAACCTAAAAATATTGTATAAGGATTAGTAATTAAAGCACCTGCGTCAGTTAAATAACCTCTTATAATTTTAACAGGTCTATGTATATGCTCATTGTTTAAAAATAAACTAATAAAGGTTTGACTTGCTCCCTCAAGAGAAAAATTAACTGTGCTTGTAGAAACTGTACTTGATTCAGTTATTGTGGGAATTTGTAATAAGTCTGCACCTGCTGTATATGTATTACCATCATAAGTAATATCAAAATAAGCTGTCGTTCTATAATAAATCGTACTACCAATAGTAAACTGAATTAAATGTATCTGATCTAAGTGATCAGTAGCTAATTCTGTTTTTAGGGTAGAGTGTAAACCTCTTGACATTATATAACCTCAATAAAATCTAATTCGTATCTGTAAAATGCGTCTTGTCCTACTGTAAACTCTTGTACATCATTTTTCAATGCTACTGTGAATGGAACACTATCATAAGTTACTGCTTCGTTGTTAGCTAATGCAGTTGTTAATGGTGGCTCTATCGTTACAGTTGCCGCATTACTTGATGAGGTTACATCACTTATAACCATATAAACTTTATCGTGTGAGGCAAACTTTATAAAATCTCCTGCTTTAAATCTTCCTGCACCATCAGCACCGAAAGCGTCCATAGCAATAGTCGTGTCAGCAACAGCGTGTACTCCGTTTACTAATACTGATCCTGTTTCTGTGCCTAGTGAATCATCTATAATTGGTGGCGTATATGTAAATGATTCTTTACGCCCTCGTTGTGCAGTAATAAACGCAAAGATAGGTGCAAAACTTGCTCTAGTCATTGGCGGAAACGATACAGTCATAGACCATCTTTGGTTTTGTAATTGTCTAGCCTGTCTACGACCATTAATAGCTGTAGATACAATAGTTGTTTGATTGCTCTTAATGTTAATGCCATTAGATATTGGACTTGTAGGAAATGCACCACTCATACTAGAGCCGCCTGACCTTTATTATTTAAAGCTGAGTTAATCATATTTACAATCTGTCCTCGTCTTGTATCTAGTAAAGCACCAAATGATGAAGCGTCTACTGTGGTTATATTAAAGTTTACTGTTGCACCGCCACCACCAAGTTGATGATTAGGTGTAACTGATCCTGCTGTGTTAGGAGTAAATAATTCAGGCCCTTTTTCTCCAACTAAGAATGGACTGTTAGGTAATCTTGATCCACCAAACTGTGCAGGTGGTTGTTGTGAAGCTATTGCCGCAATTTGTACTGCACCCATAGCACCTATCGCTATAGCTAATGGTATTCCTACAGGCCCAAGTTTTAATGCACTTGTGATACCTGTTGCAGTATTCATTATTGCTTCACCAATATTTAACGCTTGGTTTAATCTAAACATTGCTTTGTTATGTTTAGCACCCTCAGATAACGCAGTTCTAAATCCTGCTTTTGTCATTTGCTCTCGTTCTTTTTGCGTCATCTTTTCAAAGTCAATTTCTTTGAATTTAGTATTTTTAAAATCCCTAAATGAATTTTCTAATGTTTGTTTTCTGTTTTCTTCTGATTTTGCTAGGGCTTCATCTAATGGTGCAAATGCAGTAGCAAAGGCATCACCTAAAGGTTGTAATGCTTCTTCTAAATCTAAAATATCTTGTTCTAATTGTGTTAAAGCAGGAGTAGTATCTTCTTTAAGTGTTTCAGCAAACCCACCTGCTATTCTTTGAGCATCACTCATAGTATTGTTAAGTACTACTAATGCAGGATCAACAACTCCTATAAATTCAAAAAATGCCCTACTAGTTCGTGTTACAGCGGAAATAGCAGTATTTAATTTTGCAAAACCAAATTGTGTTAAATGTATAATCTTACCTGTAAATGCACCTAACAATTCAATAGCAGGTGTTATAGTTTGTATAAATCCTGTTAATGCTGTTAAAGCATTGGTTAATGCACCTCTAAATCCTGCTTCACCAAAAGCATTTGCCGCATTTGCTAGGGCAATAGATAAGTTAGAAGTAGAAGTTGATAAGTTGTCTAATTTTGTTTCAGTAGCACCGCCAAATTCTTCATCAAAGCCTGTTTGTAAAGCATTTAATATATCTTTAGCACCCTCAGTAGTTTGACCAAATTTAGCAATTTCTAATCTTGTGATACCTAACTGTGTTTCTAATATTTTAAAAACAGGTACACCACGATCTGCAATTTGATTTAATTCTTCTAATCCTAATCCACCTTGTACACCTCTAGAGAATACTCTAGTCATAGCATCTAAAGTACCTAAACCATCTGTCGTAACAGCCGCAGTATCAGTAAAAGTTCTTAATAATTTTTCAGTAGGCTCAATACCACTTGCTTTTAATGTGATAAAACTTCTTGCTAAATCTTCTACACCAAATTGACTTCGTGTAGCAAAATCATTTATAAATGCAAATGCTTCTGCACCACCTCTAGCAGATTTTGTTACTGAAACTAAACTGTCTTGTAAATCTTCATATCTAGAAGTAACTCCAATAATACCTGAAACAAGTTTAGCACTAGCAAGAGCCGCTAATGCAACTCCTGCTGTTTTTGCGGCACGAGATAATCCTGCCAAACCTTTTTTGGAAGATTCAACTGCTCTCTTAGTTTTATCTCTAGCTACTATATCTATATTAACTTTTTTAGTCATCTATCTCCTAGATTTGGCTTTAGCCATATTAATTTGTTGCTGTTCTTTTTTGTTCTTATCTTCTAAGAACACAATCCAAGTCATAAATTCTTCTACTGAAAATTGTTGAACTTGATGAATTGGTATTTTTAAATAATCTGCTAATTGGACTATTGTGTTATAGTCATAGTCGTTATCTATTTTTTTTTAATGTCTTTTTTTGACGGAGTTTGCATTAACCAAGTTGCTACATCTGATAAAATATCAGGATCAGCTTTTTTCATTAAATGTATTTTATGTTCAAGGGTAAATAAGTTTTTACCTTGCTCATCTAATGCTAACTCAATTAAAGCGTATGCCAAACCCTCGATAGCATCTAATTCCATCTTCTTAAACAACTTACCTTTTTTTTCTAAGTTAATCGGTTGCTTAAATATAGTTAAATTCCAATCTTCGACAAATTTGCTTTCGCCTTGATCTAAACTATTAAAATGGTCTTTGATATTATCTATTGCTGACATACGCTATTTTTAATCTAATTTGTAATAATTGTCAAATTATACTGTTGCTCTAGTAATTGCACCATTGATTTGAAGTGATATGGACATTCTAATAATATCGTCCATAGTTACTGACAATGAGTTGCCTGTTACGATAGCAGGTACTGAATAATAGAAATCTCCACTATCTGAACCCTCAGGGTATAACAATAAAGTAACGCCTGTTGCTTCTTGTAAAACTATCTGACCATTAGAGTCGGTTTCGTCCCACATACACTCTACTGTTACTGAGCCACTTTTTCTACTTGTTTCAAATGTTTTGTTTGTGTCAGACAGTTGAGTTGATTCAATTACATCTGCTGTAGTTTCTAAAGTAAACGCTGTTACCTCTGCTACTACATTTGATCCTATTTTTACTACTCCTGCTGAGCCTGTATGTACTGCCATTTTATTCTCCTTGTTCTTCTGTTATAGATTTAGTTGTTGTTTTTTTCTTGGGTTTTGAAGATTCAGTAGTCCAACCTTGCTGTGCGTACTCATCTTCTTGGTTATCCCAAACCTCAATAATATCTCCGTCTTTATTTTGGAGTTTTATTTTTTTTGCCATATTTTCTCCCTGTTGGTTTCTTAGCTTCAGGATTGTTATGCTTATGCACCCAACCATCATCTAAAAATTTATTAGGATTATCTGTTAATACAGTCAATCCGTTTTTTATTAAATAAACTTTATCACTCATTATGGTGTTCCTTGTGTGAATTTATAAAAGCACCTTACAGTCATAATTATACCACCATAAGGAAATATACTTCCCTCGTCTGTTTCTACGCTAACTAATTGGGTATCCAATGCGTTACCTGATCTAGTTCTGTCACTATCTAATGCTGTTTCAACTGTGGTTACTAACTCATTCCGTTTAGTATCTATGTTGGTTGTACTTGCACTACCATTGGTAACAAAACCAAATATTCTAAAATCAATCGTGCCTGTGCGAGTGATGCCACTATTCTTAATAGAAACATCTTCTCTAGTTT